TGCTGTGACTCTTAGATCAGTGGCAGCACTCTTAGCGATTTGTAGTTGTTGAATCTCACTACTGTTATCGCGAATATTGAAACTTCCTGGATAATCAATCATGCCATCCCACTCATAGCCCATGTAAGCACACCATAACTTCCACATCTGTTCTTCAGCAAGTTCAAGATTGTCTGCTGATTCGCTTAGTCGAGCGTTAAGCAAAGCAAACTCTGTTTCCATTGCCACACCTGACAGTGTACGGCTTTCTGTAGCACGAACAGCACCAGTGTTAGCCATCTTGTCAATGGCTTGTGTTGAATGTCTAATGACGTTTAAAATAGTGTCAACACTAGCACCAGCAAAGTCTAGAACATATGGTTTAAGTCCAGGATCCATGTTTTCTGGCATATGAATGATTGCTCCAGCGCCAACACCTGCTTCTGTTTCAGGTGTCTTGACTAGACTTGGATGGCTGTCTAGTCTTACACTTTGATCTATTTCGCTTGTGGCGTTGTAAATGTAGCGTTGGAAGTCAGCAATGTCTGCAATGGCTGAAACACCAATACCTCTAACCATACTTCTTCGATTGTAAGAACATACCGCAGGAATCATGCCTAGTTGATTAGGCTCAATGACATCTTCCATAATAGCATTGTCATCAACATTGACTATTACTGTTCTAATGCTTTCTTTAGTCCATTCTTTAATAGTATGAACATCGCCATTGATGTCTTCTACATATTTGAAATAATCTAACTCATATCTTCCACTGATGCTTCTTGACCAGTGCCAATCTAATACCACTAAGGGGGTAAGTAGACTTGCATAGGGTCTTACACCCATTAGTTGTTCGTCAGCACGAGTAACTGCGCCCACGTTGGGTTTTGCTAGGATGATCCAGCAGTGCCCAAATACATTGCTCCATGTTGACACATCTTTCATAAACGCATTGAGACTGCGTCCATCCATGTCAGCATCGTTTAAGAAATCTTCTAGTTCAGGTAGATTAGTAATGCTGCCGTAATCTCTAAGAGGCTCTTCTCTAAAAATAAAACTGTTGTAAACGCTGATAACGCTGGCACAATGATTTTCTAATGGTGTAGCACGAAGTCTAGCATCGTATTCATTTTGTGTTTCTAGTTGATAGCGTGTTAAGTGGCCAGCACGACGATATTCGTTGCCGCCAATGTAACTTTCCATAAGGTATAACCACTGTTGTTGATATGTTTGGAATGTATTATTTCCAGTGATTAGTTTATTAATCTCGTGTTCTAATGTTTGTATTGCGTCCATTTCTAATCCTTGTTATGCTAAAGCATGGCCCCAGCGCTGAGGTCTCATTGCTTCAGGGTCTATATTCCTACGCACTGGGAACAGATAATCAACGCAATAACCGAGTGCGTCCATCTGGTGCGAATAATCGGGGTTTCCACCCTTTTCAGGCTGGCTTGTGCCCTCTTTATATACATGACGTTCTAAGCCTTCTATTGTATATTTACACGTTGGGCTTATAAAGAGACGTCTAACCCCATCAGAACCACACAATCTTGAGTTCACAGCATTGATGCGATCTCTTACTGGAGTGTGAACATTGGGAACTTTCACTAACAGTCTTGCGTTTTGTAAGATGCTGAGGTCAGTAGCGCCGCCAGCCGAGGTTTTTCTCGCTTTGGAGGCTGGGTCTGGGTAGACAAACTTCTTTGCCTCCGGGTATCTCGAATAAATCTCGTCCACTGTTTCCTGGGTATTACTAGAATACATACGGATCTCGTCGATGACATAAAGAACATCTCCTTTTTTAACAAATACCACAGCAGTCATTGGATCAATGTTGAAGTCCATTCCAATGTGTAACACGTCGTAGTCTCTAGGTTCTAGTTTAGGTACTAGAACATTCTCACTGCGATTAAACGCATAGTAGATCCTACCTGAGTATGTTTCGAATGTTGCTTGATATTCTTGTCTAAATGTTCTTTCGTCTAGGTCTTTTTTGGCTTGTTCTATTTCTGCTAAGGGAACATTGCCACCATCCATAGTGGTATATTGAAAACTTGCCCAGTTATCAGGGTCAGTCTGTGAGTTCTGATGTAGGTCATAATACCAGTTCATACCAGCAGGTGTAGTAATGAACATGGCTTTACCTTGTTTGTCTGACAGCATAGGACGTAATACTTCGAACCATGCTTCTGGATCTATTACAGCCGCTTCATCACAGATCAAGCCATCTAGGCCTGCACCACGTAATGAATCATAAGAATCAGCACCCTTTAAACTAATAGTGCTGCCATTCTTTAACAGTATGCTAAGTTCTGCTTCGTTAATCTTATCAACCCAGCGTAGGTCGATCAGTTTCTTTTTAAGTTTCTTCCAAGCAATCATCTTAGCCTGACGATAACTTGGCGCAACATACCACACTTCCTTGTTAGGCTCTCTTGCCCACTTGGCTAATGTGCGTACGGCTAGGTGTGTTTTTCCAAAACGTCTTCCAGCGCATACTGAAATGAAGCGTTTGTCACAGTCGGCAATAGTTTGTTGTGCAGAACTTAAAGGCATCAATCATCATCCGACCATGGTAAAGGTTGCTTGTCATCACTGTTGGTAGGTGTGTCCTGCATACCAAGTATGTTCTTCGCAAGAAAAATCTGAACAGCAGCGTTCATATTTCTACAGGCATTGTCTAGCATAGCACGTCTTAAGGTAATCTTTAGATTCTCTCTACCTACAATGAGATTGTCAGCAAAGTTATAGCGTAGAGTATCTTCTTTAATACCTACAAAGTTGGCTATCTCATTGTCTTTACAACCTAAGGCTGCTAGTTTTTCAACTTGTTCAGGATCTACAACCTTTTTGTCACGACCCACAGGTAATCCCTTGTAGATTGCGTCAACAAGTTCTTTAGGCTTGGGTCCTGTCTTATTTTTCGTAGGTTTAGAAGAGACAGGACCGCTATCAACGGTCCTTGTCATATTAGTCTAAGTTTACAGTGAGGTTACCAGCACTGATCTGGAAAGTGTCATCAGTTTCAATAACTTTTGCAGTTGTTACTTCACCATAGAATAACATATTGCCACCACTGACAAGGTCGAAAATACCAATGTAGGTAATAGTTCCCCAGTTGGCTGTTGCTGTTGGGAAAGTGATAGGCAAACTTGTGCTTGCTGATCCACCTGATGCTGCGCCAAATGTTGCTGTTTGTCTAAGATAGGCACCACCACTGACTTCTGAAGTAGGGCCAGTGTCAGGTGCTGAACCTGATGCGTCTGTGAATAATCCAACGTATACTGCGGCTGGTGCTGTGAAACTTGCCGTTCCTAGGGCATGATCTAAAAGTTTCGCTTCTAGATAGTTAGTTGCTGCTCCGGGCATATTAAATCTCCTTAAAGGTGTTTGCTGATTGCGAGTCGCATTTGTATTTATTGAAAACAATAGAAAGCCCCCTAAAACCGGAGTATTTAGAGGGCCTAGAGAAGAAATCTAAACTACTTACTAAAGTAAAACTACTTCTTTCACTTTAGTATGAATATTTATTCTGATTTTGCATTAGGTTGTGCTTTTGTAGTTTAAACCGCAAAGTTGATATCTGCGTCTTTAAAATAAAGTTTTTTTGCTTCTGAGGTAAAACTCAATCCAGTTGAATGGCCATCACGAACAATGCTTACACCTTCTGGTAAGTTTAAGACAAAAGGTGCCGCGGCAACAAGAACTTTATCGTGTGAAATATCAATAGGTTCAGAATAGCACCAAGTCTTTTCTCCAAAACTTAACATATTAGAAATATGTCGGCTACCATCAGTTAGAAGTTTGCGGCGAAGAGCATCACGATGTATTTTGAATACTACAATAGTTTCACCTTGCTCTTTGGCGTGCTTGATAAAAGTTATACGGCGAGCATAGTGATCATTGTCTGCTAAGAATATTTTATTTTGGTAGGTTTTGCCACTCTGAGGACGAATAAAGCCATCTGTTTGAATAGCCTTATAGCCTTCTAAAGTAGTGCCGTGATAGAACCATTTAGTCATTCTGCGGCCTCTCTTTAGTTGAAACCATTTTACACTCTCCTAAGTGCGTTGAACATATGTATATTATACTTATGTAAACGCTGAAAATCAATGCTCTTTGGCTAACTCTTTTTGGCACTCTAGCCAAAACTCTAGATGCTCTTTTAGTGCCCGTGCTTCTAGTTCTAACTGATCAATCCTACTCTGATAGTAGTTGATGTTACATTCAATGGCTGCAGGGCCTACAGGGGGTATAGTGTTATTCTGCACGACGGTGTTCCTTGAGCGTGTGTTCAATGACCTTGAGTTTTTCAACAATCATATTGTGCTGTTGTATCAGTTCATTGAGTAGTTCTTGTTGTTGGTTATGTGCTCGTGCCAACTCTATTGTGTTATTGAAACTTACTTGACTGAGTCGTTGACACTCATTTAACATAAGCCAAGGGTCGAATTCATGAAAACTTTTCTTATCCATTATCGTCTCCTTGGATTTACTGAGCCTGGACCCTGCATTTTTTTGCCTCTGCGACGTTCACCATGTCTGCGTAGTTGTTCAGCACGAGTTATTATTTCAACATTGCCCTTGGTCCAACCTAGTTCTAAATCTGACATGGTCAAGCATACTGCATCACAACTAGTGCCACGATTATACCAATCCTGTGGGTCTCGCCATATGTCAAGCCAATCTTGGAATGTAAGATCGTATGGCTCTCCCCTAAAACGAGCCTGACTTCGATGTTTGTGCCATTTGACAAACTTGTCGTGATCTAAGGGGTCTGGTCCACTGATCCATAAATCAGGATATTGTCCGCGATGACGTCCGCCACGGCCTTTCTTACCTGCCATGATCGAATAACTCCATACGGAACTGTATCGTTGAGCAGGCTTCGAATGCTGAACCAGTAAACATTGAAATGTTCTGTAGTGCATCCATTTGCTTTTCAGTTAGAT